GATTTAGCGGTAACTTGCATATGGTTATATATTAGTTCCTGATTACCCACCGTGTCAAGTACCTAGTTTACACTAGATTACGCGGTAGTGTTTCGCTTGCCTGTTTTCTCGGTAGCAATATAAACGACTGCTAGGTCTAGTGCGGCATTAAGCGCGGTAGAAGAATCGACGGTATTTTTACTAACATCGGTAGCGTTAAAAGTAACAGTAGGTAAAGTACCTTCGATTACACCGTCCATAGTTGCTCGAAGCACTTCGTTAGCACTCATACACCTATCAAGTCCCAAGGCGTCATTAACTCCCACGTCGTAGGTTGCGCCCGCGCCGTCTTGAATTGGGAATACGATAGAAGTAATCGTCTTAAATGCTTTGGTGGTAACTTGCTCGGTTGTGGCGTTAGCGGCGAATGTAACGGCCTCGCTAATGACTTCGTTACGAATGTTTGTACCAGTAATAGTAACATCGCCAGCGGGTACGCTTGCAGTTGTGCCTAAAGGTAAAACGGTTATTTTTCGGGCGAAGTCTGGCTGTGCCAAGAACGAAGTAACGGTCGTAATCGCTGAATCGCTAGTAGCTTGACCGTCTAAAATTCGGTCTACATCTAGCGCAACTGGGTTAGTCCACTTTTGGCGTCGTAAGTATCCGAATGCGCTTTGAACTTCCCCTACTACTGTAGGTGAAATACTGCCTGGTTGTCTTGGTTGGAATCCCATATTTTTAGCTCCGTATATTCGCTAAGTTAATGATTAAGCGACTGCGTTTTTGATTAGGTAGCCAGCTTCTACAGCTACGACCTTAGGTTCGTAGTAGTCGTTAGCGCGAACGTACTCGGATTTTACCCAAGGTTCGTCCCATCTATCGACGTATCTAGCACCTTCTACTTGAAGTGTGTAACCTAAACTGATTTTCTTGATAGCTGGGCGGGCTTGTACATAAGCTAGTAAAGCGTGTTTGCCCCAGACATAACCTAATGTACTGGTCTGTCCTTCGTCGGCGGTGTTGTACACTGCGTCACCGATTAAGACTTTTTCGACTCCGATAAGGGCGGCTAGCATTTCGGTTGTTAAGACGCGAACACTTGCTACACTCATGCGACCTAGTAAATCTGGGTGGTGTCGAAGTTTCGACCATACCTGATAACCGAGAGTGAAGGTATTAGGCGTAACACCAGAAGCGGCTTTGATTGTGTCAATACCGACCTGAATATCGTCGAATGGGTCACTATTTGCGTAGTCGTTCCATTGATCTGTACCAGACAAGGTAGTATTTTGTGTGATGATTGCAGTATCGGTAAGCATAGCGGCAATTTCTTGCTCTAAGCCTAAGTCCAATGCTTCGGTAACATCTTCGGTAGCGTCTACCCGTGCGTCGTGTGGACTTGGGTAAGTGTCGCGTACTTCGTATTCGATAGCTTCTTCTAAGGAATGTTCATCTAATGGCCCGAATGCTGTTTTACTCATTCCGCTAGCAATTCTGTTAGCGCGACTTGTACCAGTTCGGCGACTGTCGTTTACATTAAAACGGGATTTATCGAAAGTGTAGTAAAACCCGACACGTCCATTAACCTCGACGCGTGGCATTAATTGAGTACCAATAAGTAAGCCGTTTTGATAGGCTACACTCATTTGTGTAAGGGTTGTGTCTACTTGGTAATCAATTACTTGTGGCATATGTGTTTTACTTTATGTTTTTTGTTAATTTACCTTTTATTAATCTACTATATCGAAGCAAGGTACATACTCGATAACGTCGTTTGCGTCACCATCTTGCAGGGCAAGACCGAAGACGTAATCGTCGCTAGTTGTAGTAACGATTGCTTTACCTGCTGAATCGGTGGTTAGTTGGTCGCCTGCTGAAACACTTCCACCCAGTTTAACTTTAGCTGTACCGCCACCGTGAGGCATAGCGACCTCTACGTTAGCGCCTGCGCCTGCTTGTGGCTTATTCATAATAGCGCCCATGATGTTTTCACCTGGGACGTCTGCGTCGTCTGCTAAAGTGGCAAGACCGTTAGCTACCCAGACAATGAAATACTGCTTTTCGCTGTAGTCTGCCGCGGTTTCAAAAGTTCTTGTTAGTCCGAGTGTTTGTGTTGCCATAATTTTATTATTGTGTATTTATTTACTATTTGCAATAGGTCATTTAACCTTAGTTATTTTCTGCTAGAAAAGCCTTGTAAATTGCTTCGTGTGCTTTGCGAACTTCCTTATTCGCTTCGGCTGGGCTTTTTCCTGCTTTAATTGCTTCATTAATAAGATTATTGTATTGCTCGGTTGCTGTCAAGCCTTCTTTAGTATCTTCGCCGATTGAACCTTCGACCTTAGTATCAGAAGCGGCGTTTAAGACGCTTGCTAATAAGGTGCGCTGTTCATTGGTTAATGATTGGGCTAATTGAACTAATGCGGTTTTGCCTGCTGGCTTAACTTTGCAAGTTCCGTTAGAAGCTCTAAGGAATGGTTTACTAAAGTCTTCTGCGGCTCTCAATAATTCAGACGCTTTATGGTCTGCTTCGAGTTTTTGAAGTCTTTCAAATTCACTAGCTTTAATAGTGACATCTTTATTAGCGGCCTCTTTAGCGGCTTCTTCTTCTGCGATTTCTTCTGGGGTTTTGCCTGAGGCTTCGGCCTCTGCCTTAGCTTTTGCGTCTGCTTCTTCTTGTTCTTTAACCTTTGCGGCTTCGAGGTCGGCTTGTGCCTTGGCTTCGTCGGCGGCTTCCTGCTCTGTTTCAAGCTGGGTTTTTTGATCTTCGGTTAAGTCTGCTTCGTTCTCCGTTAAAAACTTTACGTCTTCTTCGGTTCGGTCTGCGACTGGTTTAGCAAGGATTTCTGTAAGTGTAGGCATAGTTTTTTGATTTGTTTTACTGTCTTCATTTAATAGTATCATAATTCCGCTATCATTTGTCAAGCCTTTTTCGCTGGCTGTAATAGTAGGCATACTTTGCATTAATGGGCGGTTCGTTAAAGTGGCCGCGACCAATACCGCGCCGTGATGGGTAGACTTCTGGGGGTCTACATAATCAAACGACCATTCGGCGCTAATCATTTTATATACTTCGTCGGCGATTGATTCAGAACCTAGCTTATTCCATTTAACACGCGCCCATAAACCGTCGGCTTTATTGATTAACTCTTTAATCCAACCTGCGGCCTTGGTGTTTTCCCAGGCATGGTCGAAGTCTACGGGTACACCGCGTCGAATACCTGCCTTAAAATTGCCGATCATCTGTTCGAATACCGCGTCGTTAAGTACCATGTTTCCATAAGGTAGCGTCATGTACTCGCCTTTAGGTAAGACTGGGATTTCGTCGGGTAGCTCGCCGTCTTTTTCTGCGGCTCGCAAGGTATCAATATCAATAACAGTAGAGAATTGACCGCGCATTATTCTTTTATTGTCGGCGTTAGTTGGTTTAGGCATATATTTAGAATATCCAGAATAAAATTAGTATAGCCATAAATAGGTAGATGGCTGTTTTTATTACTTCGGGAATAGTGGAATTTTGAATTAGGTACACTATCGCCCAGACACCCACGGCGACGGCCAGAATGTATAGTAGTTGGTTCGCGGTAATGCTTCCTAGTTCCATAGATTAATAATAAGTTCTTTTGTACTAATTGTCTATACTTCTTCGTCGGGCATGAATATTTGCATACCGCACCTACAATTAGGGTGCGCGGGTGCTTGTGTTACTTTTACGCCACGTGGCGTTAAATAAATATGCTCCCAGGGTACGACGCCTTGATCTTGAAAGTTTAAGCAGTAGTCTTTAGCGCCAGCCGTTCGCCACTTCTTGCGATTAGCCCCGATCTCTGCGCCTACCCTCATACGACCAGAGGTAAACGCCCGAACGCTTTCAGTCTGGGCGATAGTAGTAGCGCGTTTGGGGTCGTTAATGACTTGGTTAATTCGATTGGTTGCGCCGTCGCGGTTTTCACCGTTAGCTATAGATTCTTTCAATGCTGAATATATGCGGTCTTGGGTGTGCCTGGTTAATCCCTTTGAAAGTTGTAGGGTGTAACTATTCATAAAGTCGATTACTGGCGGTTCGTTTCTTGACCAGGGTACGTCTACGTTTAAGTCTTCTACTGTATACAATCCGCCCGCCTCGATAGCGTCCATTAATGTACCAGTTAGATATAGTTTTAAGACTAAGATTTCTTCTTCCCAGAATGCCTTAACCAAGTAGTCTAAAACGTCGGCTTTGAAAACTGCGCCAGGTGGCGTACTTGCTATCTTGCGTTCGTACTCGTTCCAGTCCAGCGATTCGTTAGCCCGTTCTGATAACTCCCTAAAATATTTACGCATTCCCTTGTCTGTCATAATTTCAGACTTTACTAGCTGTTTGAATAGCTTCGGGAACTTGCGGTACAGTGGGGCGTAATCTTCCGCACCACGTCGAATAGTATCGGCTACATAAGTGGCGATAATTTCGTCTTGAAGATTTTCTAATCGGCGTAGCTTGGCGTCTGTATTCATATTAAGACTTGCGAATAGTCGCTAACTCGGCTTCGACCGCCTCGAACATATCTAGTAATGAATCTGGGGTAGCTTCTGGTTCGTGGTGGTGACTAGCTTCTTTTTTAGCTGGCGTCGCCTTGGCAGGTGGTTTAGCTTTTTCTTTAATTTCTTCTATTTCGTCCTGAACCTTGCGAATCTTGGCGCTGATTTCTTCTTTACGGTTAAAAATGTCTAGTTCTTTTTTCGCTTGGGCTTGTGGGTCTAACTTAATGCCTTTTGCTTTTGCTTCCAGTAGTTCGCGTCTAACCTGTGCATTAAACGCCCGCGCTTCTTCTCGAAGTGCTTTAACCTCTGCGCGTTTCTTAGTTAGTGCTGGGTTTGCGGCTTTCCCCTTGGCTTTTTTCTTAGGTGCATTGAGTTTTTTACCGCCCTTGGCTTGCAACTTTTTAAGTGCCTCGCTGATTTTCTTCTTGTGTTCGTCTGAAAGTGGTACACCCTTCGCCATTTTTAAGGTTTTCATAAATTTATACATACCTTCCCCATAGGTGAACTTAAACGTATTGGGGGTTTTGCCGTTTCTGAATGCGGCTACTGCTTCTTCGATTTCTTCGTCGGTAGGTTCTTCTTCGTCTAAACTTTCGTCTAAAACTTCGTCTTCGTCGTCTAAACTGGCTACCATGCTTTCGACGTCGCTATCAAGTTCGGCTAACATACCGTCGGCCATAGCTGGGTCTGATGTAACCTCGCCTGTAAATTCTGGCAAGTCCATAGCGTCGCGTAGGTAATCTTCAAGGTGTGAATCGACGGTTAATACTCCCGTTTGAATACCGCGCTGTAGTGCTGTGGTTAGCGCGTTTACATCTACCGTACCGATTTTGTCATAAATAAGAGTGGGGTACTTGTCGGTAACGAAGTTAAAATTAACTAAGTCTTCGATTAAATACTTATTGATTGTCTGGGCTACGTGCTTGGCGACATATTCCAGCGCCATTAAAAAGAAGGTGTTACTACCCTTGAACAGTGCGAAGCTACCAACTGAACCGCTACCCATTTGCATAAAGGTAGCCAGCACGTTTAACATGATCGCCCATTCTTGGCGTTTAATGAAGTCGTTAGGATTCTTGATACTGTTAGATTTCATATCTAACATACCTACTTCGAAGTCGTTCGGGAATCTTAAAAAGCCTTCTGCATTTGCTCTAAAGTTGCGTAGGATTTCGTCTAGTTTGGCTTCTTCTTCTGGGGTGGCGTTCGTTCCAGTCTTACCATAAGGCACACCCAGGCCGTGACGCTCCATAGCCATAATTTCGATTAGTTCGGCTTTATCCTTAAATAACCAATGCTTCCAGGCAGACCGCAAGATACTTTTACCTTCCCAGTTATCGCCTTCCTTCTCATTGACGAAGATAATCAGTTTTTCCATTGGAATTTGAAACACACCGTTAGTAGTGGTTTGCTCGACGCCGTTAGCCCCGCCCTTCATTTCCCATCGACTAATAGTTCGAGGGTGACGCTGTGCCAGTTTCTTTAATCCGATCTTACCGTCGTCTAAGAATTTCCATATTTTCTCGAATGGCATAACGCCGTAGTCGAGGTGTAGCAGAATGTTTGTTAGCGTTTCTTGCCATGTGCGGGTAGGTTCATTAAATAATTGTTGCTCTACAAACTCCGCTATCTGTCGGTCTTCTCGCTTTTCACTAGCTGGCTGAATAGTCCAGTTTGCGCTTAATAGTGGCAATTTCACCACCTTTAACGAAGCCTGTACGTGTGCGTCACCTAATCGCATTTCGTCGTACTGTTGTATGCGTCGTGTGCCTTGTAGCTTTGGGTTATATTCGTGTCCTGCAATAATGCCATTAAACATTAACGAAGCGTCGCCGATCTCTTTAGTATTTTTAGGTGGGTGTGGCTTGGGTGGTTGTGCTGAAAGTGCGCCCATTTTGTTTTCAGGTCGTTTATTGTTTGTAGGTTTTGCCATAGGTTGTATTCAGTATAACTAAATTAAAATTTCATGTCCATTAGACCCGCGGTAATTGGTGCTTCTTTTTCGTTTTTTACTGCATTTCTGCGATATTCTTCGAATTTGTCGGCTTTTAAGTTCTTTTCTATCGTTTTTTCTGGTAAATGTTTACCTGCCCGTCGTAACCAGTTACGCTCTAAGTCTGCGCCGATTGCTAGCAATAAGTACCGTAAAGCGTCTGGGCCGTGGTCGTCTTCCTTTTTAGTGACTGTGTTCGACCATGTGCCGTTAGCATTCTTGCGCCACTGGTAACTAAGTATCTCCATTCGAAGATTAACACACTTCGACGTAATCATTATACGACCAGCCCGCATAAACTTTTTAACAATCGGTATAGAGTTTTGCAGTAGGTACAGTTTCGCTTCTTTATTATCTGGCAAGACTGGCGCACCTCTTACCTTGCGTTCGTGGATTAATGCCAGGTTGTGAGGGTCGCAAGCCCACCCGCGAATATTACCCTGTATTCCCTTGGGTTTGTTTGGTAACTCTAAATTGTATGGCGCTAGTATTTCGTTTGCGGCTTCCCATATTTCATCTGTACCGCGGTCGTCTACGTACAATTCGTCGAACACTACTAGGCGGTCGAACGTCGTCGGTATCCAGACTGGTAGTATTACGTTTGGGTGGCCTTCACTGTGTCCGAAGTCTTCGGCAAGATAAATATAACCGCGTTCTGGTGGCTTCCATAAGTCCATACCTTCATCTGGTGTAATCAAGTTATTTTCGTCGCTGTAGGCAGTACCGTAAATAATGCCTTGCAGTCCAGGGCGACTACATACCCACTCTGTAGCCCATACTTCATCTTCAAGGTTTAATTTTTTGTCGATTAAATCTTCCCAGTCGTAGTAGCCGTTAGCTTGGTCGATGTCCTCTGGCAATTCATCGCCGAACACTCTTTTAATTCGCTCCATTAATTCGGGGTTATTAACTGGCAGTGGCGCGACTACTTCCCAGATATTCCAGAAGTACACCGCATAACCTTTAGTGGCCGCTTCGTCTAACATTCTCTGCATTACGCCACCTGCAAATTTACGGGTACTAGTTAAAACTGTTCTAGCCCGAACGCCTTTTTTTGACTGCGGCATACTTAACCCTTGCTGTAGGATTTGCCACGGCATTAGGTCGATTTCGTCGAAAAATGCTAATTGAGGGTGGGGCGAATTAACACCAGACATAGTACCCGCTAGTACTTGGTACTTTGAACCGTTTTTAAGTTCGGTCTGGCGCATGGTGAAGCTAGTTACATTAAATGCGAATGGGAATAGGGAACTAAACGACTGAAAGTATTCGTAGCTTTTTAATGCCTGTTGCTGAATTGCGCCAACTGTCGCGATTTCTGTATCGTCGTTTACGAATGAAAGAATAGTAGCCAAGATACCGAAAATAAAAGTTTTGCCGCCTGAACGGTTAGCCATGACGACGGCGAATGTGATTAGTCCGAATAGATAATCTGCTACGAAGTCGAACGGTGCTTTATGGCCTTCGGTAATTACCACCCGCGGTATATTTACCTTCATGTAAAAAAGTATCCAGTCGTGAAGGGCGTCGCGGTCTTGGCGTTCGATAATACCGACTAATATTTCTTTTGCGTTTAGTCGTGCTTCTTCTGTTTCGGTTTGTACGCCATATGTCGCATTCCCATAATCTGCGCCACGTGTCGCACTAACGCTATTTACTGGTATTTTTTTTACTTTCGACATAATCGTAGTGCTTGTTTAGAAGCCGTTCTAGTAGTTCCGCTTCTACTTCGTTTCGAGGTGCGCCCAGTTGTGGGGCGTCGGTTTCCTCTGCACCGCCGATTTTATCGACTGTAGTTAGCCACCACTGGGCTACCGCCGTATTAGGTGGTATCTCTTTTAACTCGATGTACTTAGGCTGATTCGTTTCTGGGTTAATGATTTTGTAGTACTGTGGCATTTGCCCCATGATCGCTTTAGCTATCGTAATTTGGGCGCGTAATGATACGTTCCGCTTTGCTAGATCAGTTACCCCCGAGAAGGTGGCAGACCGTCGGTTATAGTCCTGCCTCGTTTTCTCTGGTAGGTTTACTGCTTCTGCCGAGTCTTGCAGATTAACACCCATAGATACGTAGTACAAAAAGTCCCGTAGCATTTCGGGGGTTAGTGTTAATTTTTGCCCGCCTTTATTCTTACCCTTGGCACTAGTGCGGGTAGTTAGTTCGCTGGCGATTTGCTTATATAGCGCGTCGTTTGCATGATCTTTTACGAAGTCGTTTTCGTTTGGGCTAAGTACGAAGTCTGTCATAGTTTCATTATACCGATTTGTCGGGGGTAAGGTCTAACACCTTTTGCCATTCGTCTATATCGCATTGGTCGCCTAGCTTTCCGTACATTTCGGGATACCTTCTAATTTCGTCCTGCATTTGTAATTGCGTTTCTGGTCGTAGTTTGTGCCAATCGTTTAAGATTCTCGTTACTAATATGCTAACTGCCGCTGTTCGGCGTCCCAGTGCATACCTAAAAGCGAAGAATAGTATATTTTCGTCGTCTGTATTTAAGTATTGGTTTTCGTTCATAAATCCTTAGACCTTAGACTAAGCGTTCATTATATTAAGCCTATTTTGAGGATTCTACGGGGTCGCTTATTTGAACCAGGCGTAATATTGCTCTTTTTTACCTTCGTCGTGAATAATTAGAAGGGGTAGCCCCGCTTTTAAGCGTTGCCAGTTTAATATCATTCTACCAGTGCGGCCGTTGCCGTCTGCGAATGGGTGAATCTGTTCGTATTGAATGTGTAGCTGTTTGGTGTCTTCGTCGATTCTTGAACCAGGATAATTTACTTGCAGGTTGGCACGTTCTACCCAGGCTTTCATTAAATCGGGTACGTGACGCCATTCGACACCTTCACCAGTAGCGACGAATTGCTTAATTAATCCTTTACCATCTGGCGTAATGCCGACTATTTTGTCGTAGCCGATTCGTACGTCGGTAGTGCGCCAGTAGCCGCGTTCGTTTGGTCGAAGCCGTTTAGCATGAAGCATTAATATTTTATGTAGCTTCAAGATCGAACCGCCCGTTAATTTCTTTTCCGCCCATAGGTTATGCCAGGCTATTAGTGACTGCTTTAGGTTTTCTGGTGTGTCTTCGCCTTCGATTGCGTTACTCTCTTTAATAAAATACTCGATTGCCATATCTGGGTTTAGATCAGGGCAGTAGTGACAATCGGGTAGGGTACAGACTGGCGGTAAGTATTGCATAGTTATAATTGTTTGGTTTCTTTTTCTACGTTTAACGGTTGCTGGCTGTAGGTCGTTTCTTGGGTCGGTGTAATAGTTACATTAGGGTACGACGTCTTAAATGCCTGAATTAACGCTATTACTGTTTTACTCAACACCTCGACTATTTCTTTATTGCCGTTACTATCTACTGGGCTTTCACCTGTGAAGGTTAGCCGAACATCACTACTAAAAAATATAGTGCTTTTTGCGCCACGTGGCGTACTTTTAGTTTTTGTAGTCATTCCTTAGCTTCCGTTCGTATTTGTACCAGGCGTTTAATAAGATCATCATTATAGGCAGTAGCAATATGAAGGCTACTATTTTTAATGCCGATACAATGAACTCGCCCGCTTCTAGTATCATGTCTTCAATTTCTTTCATTTTCCCTAGCTTCTACCCGTTCCCAGGTGTCGTATAAATCAAGTTTAGCTAGTTGCTTGTTACCCCAGTAAATCTCTAGTCTAATAAATTCGTATTTTCTGAACTGGGCGTTATCCCGCATAATTGCCGTACCTATATTTAGTTTCCAGATATTTAAGTGAAAGTCTAGGATAGGCCAGCGCGTAGGTTTTATTTGCATATTACGCCTTTATAAAATGGTCTGTTAATATTTCGTGTCCGTCTTCGGTGACTAATACCATGTGTTCAAACATGGCGCTAAAACCATTGTCACGGGTTAAGATCGTCCAGCCGTCGCCAGATTGTTTACCGCCCCTATCCTTAAAACTTATAATAGGTTCGATACAAATTACCTCGCCCGCTTTTAGTGTTCGCATTCCGAAGCGCTGTAGGTACTGTTTATCGTGGCTGTAGAAGTTTGGTATAGTTGGTTCTTGGTGCATTTCTTCGCCGATACCGTGACCACTGAACACCTGGCACGTTACAAATTTATTAGCCTGGGTGTACTTGTCGATTGCCTTACCGATATTAGTAACTAGCGCACCTGCTCTAACCTCATTTATTCCAATATAGACGGCGCGGTTAGCGTAGCGTAATAGTCGTTCGTGTTTTTCTTCGACTGAGCCGACGGGTACAGTTATCGCACAATCACCGCAAGCACCGTTAAATATTATGCCAATATCCAGGGTAATAATATCGCCTTCTTTTAGTGCGTAGTCGTCTGGTATGCCGTGGGCGATTTCGTTATTAACGCTTGTACACAATACGGCGGGGTAGGGGGTACTAGCCCAGTCTGGCTTATATCCAAGGTTGTAGGGCTTTGCCTGTAGCTTGTCTACCAGCCTGGCCGCGAAAAAGTCTAGTTCGTTTGTCGTTACGCCGACTTTAACTTCTGCCGCTGTTTGTGCAATTATTGAACTGGCTACTAATGCCGCGTCCCTCATTTTTTGAATGTGTTCGTTATTCATATATTTTTTAATTCTTCGTCTAGCATTTTACCAAGATAATCAAATATCATCTTACCCACGAATAATCTGCCGTAGTCTGTTAGTTCAATGTCTGGCGACTCTATGGATTCTACGCCAACTAAAAAAGTAATAGTTTCACCCGCTTTAATATCTCGCTTTGCTACGCCGATAGGCTTATCGTTCGACATTTTTTTCCTTTCGAATAATCTCTATTGCTTTGTTTAGCTCTAACATTTTTTCTTCTGAACCTGTCGCGGTATCAGGGTGGGCGGTTCGGGCTTTGGCCTTAAATGCCGCTTCGATTACTTCCATTGGCTGATTGTCGTACACTCCTAAAACTTCGTACGGGTTAAAAACCTCTGGGGCTTGAAGCTGTGCATATGCCGACTGCAATACTTCACCAATTCCGCGCCGTTCATTCATTCGCATAGACTCAATGGCAAGAAATAGTACCCGCAAGTTATCGACTGCCCTACTTTGTTTATTCATCATTAAAGAAACGGTTTTACCGTCTTTTTGGTACGTAAGGGTTACTGTTCGGTCTGCCTCTGCTTGGTTCATGCCTTCCAACCTAGCACCGCGGGGATAATTAGTATCCCAGTTACTTACTCCCCAGTTTTCAAATTCTGCGGCTAAGTCGTTTTGTGTAGCCGACCATGATTTAGGTGTCTTGATTTTGTACTCTCTCATTTTGTTTTATCCTTCTTCTTCAAGGCATTACTGCGTAACCTAATATATAACTGCAAGTCTGCCGATAGAATACATTTTGTACCCGCGCTACTTAGGTAATGTGGCTTATTCCCGAACCATTTTATAAACGCGCTGTATTCTTCGGGTTTTATTACCTTTTTTATTTCTGCTAGTGCGTACCCTAGCCCATCTATTAAAGTTAATTTAGCTCTATCAATCATACTTTTTGTACTAAGCGCCTAGCACTCGGTCTACCTTATTGCTATGTTCGCTTCCGTCCTGTTTAGCTTGATTCCATCGGTCTATTAGGCTATGTGTTTACTGCCATTAGTGCCTAAATGACCGAATCAGTTATTAACTAAGTGCGCTTTTACGTGCCTGCCGTCTTCTTTAGCGTTGCTGATGTACCATAATCGTAGGTTCGTATCGAATGAAAGTTCAGGTTTTGGCGGTACGTGCTTGTCGTCGTCGATTAAATCTTCCTTATTTGGCTTTGCCATTACTCCCAACTTCTCTACGCTCCATGATTCGTCGTGGGCGCGTTGTAGTAGTAAGTGCCTGTCTTCATTGGCGGCTACTTCTCTAAAATGTGACCACGATAAGAACTTATACGCTTCCCTGATTTCTAATGGGAACGCCAGCGAAACATCTTTATACCGTCGTAGTGTGGCTATCTTGATACCAATACCGCGGGCTAGGTCTGGTAGGAACTTCTTACCCATTAGGCGGGTAAACTCTACTGCCAGGTCGCCGAACTCCCATTGTAAATTATCGGCTTTTTCTCTTAAATCCATTCCCCGCTGTATAAAGTCTTCAAACGATTCTTGATCTATTATTACTTCTGATTGGATTTGTGGTAAGTCGTTCATATATTTATTTTTCCCCGAATACCTTACCTGCTATTTCGACTAGATCGTCTTCGTTTTCTTCACGGTCTAGCTTCGGCGCGAAGTCTAGGTATGATTCGAATGCGGTTTGTTTGTCTTCGTCACTTAGCGGCGTAGGCTCTAGGTGTGCTTCGACCACCCAGTACGTTACGTTCCTTAATCCCTGCGCTGTTTCTTTTGGCTTCTCGACTTCTGCACTTGAAATATATACGGGGTAATCCCATGCGTTTTTAGCGCCCTTCGTTTCCAGTTCTTCGAATATTTTCCCGAATGCTGAAAATGAAGTGATAGGCACACTTAAAATAAATGGCTTTTGTCGTTCCAGATTAATAGCTAGAATCTGTAGGCTTACCACCTTTTCGATTCTGCCGTCTTCTTGGCGCTGAACTCTAACGCTACGTTTTGCCCGTAGTATTACGATACGAAGTTCGTTTACTGCTTGGCGAATATCTGGCATTAAAAAGCTACCATTTGCGGCTCGTTTGCCGTCTGGTAATGTCGCCTTCTCTGTTTGTGGGTGAACGAATTTATAAAATGGTACGGGGATTATTGAACGTGGGACGTCTTCAAGCCCAGTTAGTAAAAATGTTCTAACTTGCTGTTTTTGGTTCAGTACTTCGGTAGACCCTTCGACGTGAGGGGCGTTAGCTTTTTTTGTCATATACCCTTTTAACTATTAACTTTTCTTCTCGGATTCGACGCCGTGAAAAAATGGTTTAGAAGCCCTGAACTTTTTAGGTTTCGTGCTTGGCTTCTTGTGTCTAGGTACACCCATACGCTCTAATCTGTCGTATAGGTTTTTTGGTGAAGAACCATACTTACCGACAAGATCAGACATGGTTAGACCATTTTCGGGCATTCCCGCGTAGTCAATCGCAAGCTGTTTGTTTTCTTCGGGGTTTGGCTGTGGGCCACGACCGCCGTTTACTTCGGTTAATATGTTTAATTCGCTGATGTTTAATTTAATTGCCATAATTTTATATTACTTATTTATACCCACCGTGTCAAGTGGGGTTATATTAGATTCCTTTTTACTATTTCTGCTCTCAATGCCTCTACTTTTTCGGCTAACTCTACGTCGTATTCAGACATAAAAGAATCTTGCTTCGCCGCTTCCATTCTCTTTTTATAGTATGCGTAGCTATTGAGTAGGTACGCGTCTACCATTTTAGAGATTACTACTACTTCGCCTTTATTGTTTAGGTAGCTTGTTAGCCTGGGTTTTGCCATTATTTCTCACTTCCTGAAAATTTACTAACCACTGTACGCCCTTAAAAACGGCGAATAAAAGCAGTCCGTTAATACAGACCACCAATAAAAGCGCGTAAAGTAAAGTCATAAATTCCCTTCTTGATAGTAATAGGTTTGCGGTTGGTTTCTTCTTGATTCGATAGCACCCAGTACAATTTCTCGCATTTCTAACCGTGGCATACGTTCTATGTAGTTGTGGCATTCGACACAACATAAAGCCACCAGGGTAATTATTTCTGCACCTTCCAAGTTGTCGCGCTTATCACCATGCGCCCACGTTAAAAAGAATTTATGGTTATGCTTTTCTACCTTAGTAGCGTGTTCGGGGAAGTCTTGAAGGTATAGCCCGATTTCACAATAGGTAATACCCACCGCCTCGAATGCTGGCTTTAATAACTTCTTGGCCGCTTCCCAGTCGTTCGTTTTTACACCAGGCTTAATAGTGCGCTTTACCTTCTTCTTTTTACTTACTGGTTTTGGTTGTGGATTAAACATAATTCTTTTATTTGCGGGCTATACTAGACGACAACACCGTAAGTACAAGACTTCGAATATCGTCGTACTAGTATTAATGCCCTACCAGAACCAACTACCCATTAAGTTTATTAATTCTGGTTTCACTAGTAAGTCATCTTTACTTGACATAAGTTTTTACAATTAATTGCGTCACGGGTTGCGACTGATAGGTCGGCTACTCTGCCGTGCCTAGCGAATCCGCCCGTATCGGTTACTTTTGCGTATACTTCCTGTCCGTTGCTTAAATTCGTCACCTTCACAATATCATTTAATAACTTGTGCTGTCGTACCATTTCTGGGGTTAGTGCTAGAGTAAGTTCGCTGTCGTTTAGGCTGTCCCCGTTTGCCATTATCATTTTTTCATTACAACCAAGACAACCAGCCCGACTATAGTAACTTGCTTCGCCTTCTATTTCTCTAACCTCTGGTTCGCTAGCTTTAACTTCGCTTACTACCATTTTACCGACGTCGGGAATATGGTTAATTTGTGCGCCACGTGTCGCAACTTCTGGGCTGGCGACTGGTGTATCTGTCGGTACTGGGCTAAGTAGTTCTACTTCTCGTTCTTGAATTACTAACGGCGACTGTACTTTTATTTCGTGATTTACAGACACCCACTTAGAAGATAGCCATAATAATAAAAGCATTACGATTAGTCTAACTGTGGTACGTAATCGTTTTTCTCTTTTAATTCTTCTTAGTCGGGCAGACTTGTACATATTGATTACGCCTTTTCGACGACCTTTAATATTTCGGCTAACTTATCCTTACCCATCACTAGCCCGCCTTCTATTTTGGTGATCTTGGCGTCGTTTCTAAGAACCCTAGTAATAATGGTGCTTTTCTTGAAGTTTGGATTAAATAGCACGTAGTCTACCCACTGGCGACCAGTAACCAGCATTTGCATTTGCATTTGCCAATCATGGGCGGGGTCGATATTGCTGTCGAATATGAATTTAACGAAGTTAGAATCGTCTTTACATTTGATCTCTAGTAAGCCGTCTTCGCCGACTAAACCGTCTGGGCTACACCCGACCTTTTCGTCTAACTCCACGAATCCTACTTGTGTAACGATTACACCTTTTTCTAGTTCGTATGAGTTGCGGGCCAGGGCTTCTAGCAAGTTGCCGCGTTCCATATCGGCATTACTGTACTGGTCTTTCATTTGACCAGTCATTACCTCGGCCGCTTTTTTATAGACCAGGGTTTCTAATCCCTTGCCATTACTAGCGATTGCCTGGGCGTCGCTGGCTGTGAACTTGCCTAATCGAACCTGTAACCATTCGGGCGTACCCTGTTTTAATTCGTTATAGATTTTCATTGTGTTTTTTCCTTAGTCAATTCGTCTTTTTTAGTAGTGTAGTGCTTTAACAATGCCTGATTTTTGTTAAAACCTTTTCGCTGTCTGATTGATTGGCAGATGGTATTAAGCTGTTCTAACTCGGTAGCTTCTTTAATTGCGTCGAGGTCGCGGGGGTCTAATTCTTCTTCTGGTTTTATTTCTGGGGTGGTCTTTTTACCCTGGCTATCGACGGTATCTTTAACACTTATTTCGTATGCAATTTCGAATAATGCACGTCGCATATAGGTAGTAGTACCCTTTAGAATCTGTATTTTTTGGGCGTCTTCCATTTCGTAGCCCTGTACTGGTAGCGTCCACTCTAGTACTTCTTCTGGTTTGTCGGCGTTGGTAATTTTTAACACGGCTTCGCTATCGTCCATATTAAAATGTGTGAATAATCCGTATTCTGAATTAAGTTTATTTATTTGGGGCAAGTAGTCGGGAAGCTCTAAGTAACTGAATCCCTTGTCTTCGTTTCGACTGCTTCGCTGTATATCTAGCTCGGCTACTTCTTTACGAATGGTTTGTAGTTTTTGGTAGATGTTCATGTTCCTAACTTCTGCCTCTGGCTTTATTTGTTGAATTTCTTTAACCATTTTTTTAGCCTTTGGCACTATTTTTAGGTGGGGTTTTGGCAGTTTGTCGAATGTCCCGACTTGTTGGTATACTTCGGCGTCTTCTTCGTGGCTTTCCACTTCTTTACTTTGTTTGGTTGGTCTGTTGTATTTTCCCATATGTTTTTATATTAGTTTATATAACCCACCGTGTCAAGGGGGTAATTACCAGAGGTGGGCTAAATTTAGTATATCTGCTTGAAAGAGAAATAATATTACAAAAAATGATAAACCGATTAACCATAGTAGTAATTGAGTTATCCCCATATGTGTAGAACTTGTGTATAAACTTGCTTCTACCGCCAAGTAATTAGCGGTAGTGGTAAATTAATAACCTAGTTCTTTTAAGACCTGCTGGCGTTGGCTCGCTAGCGCCTCTATTTCGGTGTTTTTCTTAGGTATCTGCTCTGCTACTGCTTCCAGTGTACCTAGATCGTTATTAGATATTGCATAGTAACCAGCGCTACACAATTCCATAGATTCACCAGCTACGATAAAACCTTTATCGTCGATCTCTTTCAATCTGCGCCACGTGTCGCCGTTTTTCTCAACTTCGACAATCGTTTCGACTGGCACTTCTTTAATAACTTCCTTTTCGACTACTTGGGTTTTACCCGAAGCGCCGAAGCCAATACCGACCAATAGGATTACTGCGCCTATTCCGATTTGTTTAAGTGTCATAAATCCCCTTTCGTGGGTTTTTTAATTGTTAGATACTTACTAAACGTCATTATCATATCTACCACCTGGGCGCTTGCCATGCCCCGAAACATCATAATAGCTTGACTCTGGTTTCGGTGTGACTCTGCCATACAGTCGGCCATTGTCTGCCAGGGAATCAATTTACTAAGTTTTCTGTTTTCCCTCGATACCTGTACGATGGTTTTATTAAAAAAGTACGCTTCTTTTTCCCATTGTGTCGCGGCGTAACTTCGCTTCCAGCCCGTAGTAAGCCCTAACCATGTCGTAGGTTCAAATAAAGGAATTGTTTTATAGATAATTTCTGGTGTATTTTTCATATATTAGGTACTCGCTAACTGCGTCGCTAAAAAGCTAAACATATCTTGATAGCTACCGCGCTTATTACTTTTAAGATCATGGTATCGACGGTTCACTACGTACAAGTCAATCGTCCCATTAATCCGCCATTGATACTCTGTTAGGTACTTTACTGTATATTTTTCTTCTATTCTTTTTTTCATGTCCTGCCAGAACCTAGCTTCTTTTTCTGCTTTTCTGGCGTCGTTAGTGGCTTGTGCCTTTTGTCGCTTTGACTCTTTAGCCATTTCGATAGCGGCGCATTCGTCGCATAAATTAATAACTTCGTCGTCACCTCTGAACCAGCTAACTTCCCAGGTAAAAGTAAACCCAGGCTTAAACTTTTTACACTCCGAACATAATTTATCGGTCTTGTACTTTTTCTTTTCTGCTAGATATGGGTATTTTTTATTACTCATGTTTTGATAGTTTCGTAATCTACTAAGCAACTTAAAATATATAAAACTTTGTCTAGCCGTTCTTCTTCGAACCTAAGGTAATTAACCTTGCCAGGTGCGGGCATAATCCTAAGCGGCGAATTGTTATTTAATAGCACGTTGTTAATGTCTGTAATGATTTGGGCTATTTCAATGTTTCGGTAAATGGTTGGGTTAATTACTAACCCCGCCACCTGTGCCATATGTGCGCCCGACGTTACAAATTCTTCTAGTGTTAATTTCATATTACTTTTTCTCTTTTAATTTTCTGTACTCCATCTCGGCTAAATATTTACTTGTTTCGATACCAACTATTAAAATTTCCATGTCATTTGACACCTTACTAAACGCTTTTAGTTCTTGTATTAAATCGTCTACGCTTAGAAAAAGTACGCCGTCTTCGCTCATATAACACCTAGACCGCGGCGCTGTTTTAATCATGTCGTCAATTTCTCTAACTATTTGTGGGTTTAATATATAACCCTGTGGCTGTTTTTTGCTTTTCATATTATTTAACCATCTGATCTAGTACGTAATCTATGTCGAGTACTACGGCCTTGGGTTTTCTTGTAATAAATGTGCCTTCGGTATTTTTATAGCTTTGCCCTATCCAGTCTATGATTTCTTGACTGTTTTTAGGTAGCTTATTCACCTTCGCAAATTTAGCGAATAGCGTTAAAAGCGTTTTACAGTCTTGGTCGAACTTGGCTTTTTGCTCAGTTATTTGTGGTTTGCCGAAGAAGCCTTTAGGTTCGTATACCGTTATTGTTTTTTCCCGTAGTTTAATTACTTTGCTTGTCATAGTTACGCCTCGTTTTTAACCTTAATTTCTTTTACTAGGTCAATTAACATCTGTGCAAACGAATAGTAGCCCGATAAATGAACCTTGCCGTATGAACACCACCAGTAATCGTCCTGCCCGCTTTTCGGGTCGTTCTTGCCTATTGTTAATTCACCATCGCCGCTTTTAGGGCTTTGGTTTACTCCGTCTAAAAAGTCGATTGCTTTAGATAGTTCTTGTGCTTGCTCTATTGTCATATTATTTATTTTCTTCTGGTTCGGTTTTTATTGTGTACGGCATACCTATAAAAATAGTGCGCTTGCCGTTTGTGTACTCAATCACTACTTTTTCTATACCTTCGGTTACTCCCGCGTGAATGCGGGCTACGTCTGGCAGTCCCAAGACGTTAAATATTGCTGGCTGGTTGCCTGGCTGAAATACGACTACTTGTATAATTTTTTGTAGGTCTTTTTCGTTTGCCATATTAGCCCTTCATCAATTCATCATAATTAAATTTATTGCCTAATGCTTCGTGGATTGTGACGTCTACCCCTGTTAGTCCGTAGGATTTAGAGTTAAATACTTTGGCGTGTGATCGTACCGTAATTTCACCTTCTACAAACTCCCGACCTAATTCGGTTAGCTTCCAGTATCCAGCGCGATTACTTCCGTCGTCGCGTTGCTCTGGCTTTTCTTCTAGTAAGTCCCAGTATCTAAGTTTCGCGTTATCGCCGCTTTTAACTGGGAAGGGAATATCTAAGGTGTTTAGGTAGTCGTTCATGTGTACCCATTCTTGATCTGGGTTAGCTTCAAAATATCGGTATAGCAGAATTAGCGCGTACGCCATGCTTGAAGTAATCTTACGCTTGTAGAGTTTGACGAACTGGGTGCAACATGGACACTCTATACCCTCGTTCCATTCGGCGCGTAAAACGTCTTTAGCTTCTTTTAGGGTTGCGGTGCTGGGTAGTGTTGTCATAAATCTATTTCCTCTGTAATGTACATTTCCCCGCTAATCATTATTAATTTTTTTGATTTTTTATCTTCTAGCGCAATATCTACATAAACCCTATTACCTATAACAAATTTTCTTAAAAGTTTAGTTATTTCGTGCGTTGCCTCGCCCAGTTCTTTTTTTGATCTGTCGCAAGTAACTATTATGTGGTTTTTTTCTATCGTCTTAGTTATCATTTTTATTTTTCCCAGTCTGGGTTATTTTCCATTTCGGTAGTGACTTCGCTTTTTACATTTGGCGACAATGCCATCATCAAGGCTAGGCAGGTTGCTAATACCGATTGTGTTCTACTAATATCTGTTTTTATGTCTATCTCTATTTTAATTTTTGTTTCTTTCGAAACGCCAGCACCCCGCTTGTTCTTAATCATTTCTAAGGCTTCTGGTATTGTGTAGGTTTTTAGTTTCTTCATAATTTAATAATACTAGGTGTTACCCACCGTGTCAAGTGGGTAGTTTAGTCAAGTACGCCCCACGCTCTTAGTATTCCTTCGTGGTATGCCACTATGTCGGCAGGTAGTTTATTGCGTTGTTTATAGACGTGCATAGATACTATTAACTGTTCGCCGACTGATTCGTCGCTTAGTGCCTGTTCTAATCGTTTGTCATTTGAGTACTTACCGTCGTGATTACATTCGTCACGTTTGCCGCGTATAAACTTTTCTTTTGCCATTGTGCCACCTTAAAAAAATAGGGTGGCTGTGGATATAGCCCAGTGTTCGCACGTAGCTAAACCAGACTATCTACACAACCACCCCGTATTATTACTTTTTGATTTGACCGTCTTCGATCAAAATACCGACCTGCCCGTTATCCTCGACCCTCTCAATCCAGACTTGATAGTCTTCGGTCTTAGCCATTTCTTTAATAACGGCCATGTTATCGCTGTCGAGTAATGAACCGTCCATAATTCGCATTACCCTTAGTTTTGGATTCATCGACATAGCGATAGCCAGACTTATTTTTAACTGCTCGGCGCTAGACAACTGGGTAAACGGCATGGCGTTAAACGTCACACCCTCGGCGTCGATGTTCAAGCCGTCGATAGGTAGCTTTGCCGACGTGATTAATTCGTCTTTTTGCTTTAGTAGCGCATTCATTTCGTCGGTTAGCTGTTGTTGCTCTACTGCTTTGGCGTTAGCTTTTTCTTGCGCTTCTACGCATTCTTTAGCCTGTTCGTACCTGCGGTTCATTTCGCCCGCACTAGCTAACCGTTCTTCTAGCTTGGTCGTGTCTACCTTCTTATACTTTTTAAGTTTCGCCTCGGCTTCTTTTAATTCCGCCTTGTGCCTTTTAATTTCGGCTTCCATTCTGGCTAGTTCTTTTTTGCCAGTTTCTAAAAACGCTTCGCCGTCTTCGATTAGGCGGTTATTCTGCTCTGCTTCTCGCAACTCATTCGCCACCGCCACCGTGTCTACTGGGGCTTTTGGGGCGTTTTCAGGTATCGAGGTACTAGCGGCGTGACCCTGTGCCGTTTTTAACTCCCTACCTACGAAAGTGCGTAATTCGTACTTACTTCTATAAGCGTTTTGTAATGCCTCGACGTCTTTAGCTAAACCGAGTACGTCTAGTAATATGCTTCGCTGTTCGGCGGGCTTCATGTTGGCGAATGCCAGCGGGTCGAATGCAATACGGCCGACAATTTCGTCTAGTAAAGTTTGAGGGCTGGCGAATTTAGCACCTTCTTTACTTAGTACCTCTAGTCTAGTAGTTCCCTTTTCGGTGAAAGTTCGAATTACTTTATAGTCGCCTAAGTCTATTTCGATACGCGCGTCTTCTTGACCGTCACGTACTGGCTTTGGCGTGTTTTTCAAGGCGTCTTTACCGCCTAGTGCAAACAGTATTGAATCTAACACACTACTTTTACCCTGTCCATTTTTGCCACTAATTACGATAGTGTTATCGGTTGGCGTAATGTCTATGGCTTTAATTTTCTTGACGTTCTCCGCCTTTAGGTTAATTATTTTCATTGTGTACCCCCTTTATTAAAAAATTTACTAGCTTCGTGGATTTTTTCAGTTTCGCATTTATTCGTAGGATTGGCGCACATAACATTAAGTACGCATGATTCGTAAAAGTTCCAGTCTTCGAACTCCGTACCGATAAAGCCTTCTTTTGCTCGGTTCGCGCCGTATAAACAACTTTCGTGCGTACCTTTGTCGATCTTAAATTCTCGTTCTCGATCACCCGTAACCATAAGTAAGCCCATTACAGCCAGTACCATAAATGTATATGTGGCTAAAAATATTAGTGCTTTATTCATAGTGCGACCTCGATTTCGGTTATCTTAAATGCTTCCCTGGCTTTTTTCTCTGCTTGCTCTGTAGCCTTTTCGTCGATCAAATAGTCTAGGTGGGCTAACTGTTTTTCTTGGTCGCCCTGCTCTAGTAATTCTTCTTCGTCGGCAATCTCATAAAGGGCGTTATACATTACCTGCCAAGGCTGGGTATCTAGCCCTAGTGCGCGGTTACTTGGCTTTTTGGCGTCGTCCTCGGCTTCTTGCTTGTACTCGGCGATATACTCAACTTTTAACGTATCGGTGATTTCTTCTTGCTTTTCGAAAGTTAAATCATCGAATTGTATATTAAAGTGTTTGGCAGTTTGGCTAGTCATATTAGTTAGGTTTCTTTTCGTTTTTAGGGTGTAATAATTCTTCGTCTAGTAATGCGTTTTCCATGAGGCTAGCTATGCTGTGCTGGCTTACGTGTTCAAGTATTCCCCTGAACTTTTTAGAAACATTTATACAAGCCTCTAGGAACTGGGCGTAATGGCACTCGCTATCACTTCCTAGCGCGATTACCCGTACTTTGCCGTGTTCTGGTTGGTTATTGACCAAGACTATAGCGGTTTCTACACCGTGTTTTACTAATAGTCGTTCTAGGTCGGTTCTAAAGGTGTCCATAATTATTTTTCCTTTTTTACCTCTATATAATCTTGATACCAGGGTAGTAGCCCTTCTGGTTTCTTCGGGAATAGATTAACCGCGACACATGGCGCACCAGTCTTAATCGTTTCGGCTTGCGAATCGCACGTCATTTCAAATAACGCCGACCCCTTCACCCCTTCGCAATATTCGCCGTAGTGCTGGGCGTTTAATCTCATTCTTTCATAGCACACGATACATAATATTAGTCTTGCCATATGTTTTATTCCTCGGTAAACGCGCATTCTAGGCACGATTTATAACCTACTATTTCTAAATAGCCTATGCCGTCTGGGTGGCGATCTTCGTAAATCGGCTCTAACTCACTGCCGCATTTTGAACATAGCCCGTTATCTTCGTTTACTTCTTTAGCGCAATCGGGGCAGTAATGATTAATGCCTATTTCTGTCATTATCGCGCTACTGTATTCAGTCCCGCAGTTGTAACATTCGATAGCTCTAAGTTCTTCTGTCATGGTTATATATTATCTGTTGTTACCCACCGTGTCAAGTGGGTAGTTTAGCCTGGTAGTTGAATACTGCTATAATGTCTTGTACCCTAATTCGACACCCGCTGGCTTTTCCCACCATAGAACTGCTAGCGGGTTTTCTTTTATCCCACGAAAAAACCGCCCTTTAGTCCCCTGGCGAAAAAACTCGGTAACTCTACCAAGTATTCGGTAAGGGGCTAAAAAGCGGTCTTATAAAAAGTTTAGTGTAGTTTATCCTAGTTTACTATAACTTAGCGTAAACTTACTTTTTGACGTCTGTACGTAGGGTGATTGGCGCGGTTGTCTTGGCGCGTAAGTAAAGGTTAGCCAATGTGTAGAACTGAGTAACCACCGTAATAATTCTGGTTACACTCTCTGGGTCTTCGGTGAATACTCTAACGATTGGTTCAAGCAGATTAGCGCCGAATACCAAGTCTAGCAACTGCAATACTGTAGCGGCCACCAATAAAGCACCGTTTACGATCACTGTAACGCTTTGTTTCCAGTTCTTCGCTTCCACTACGACGCGCTGTTCAGGTTGTAGCGTTTGAAGCTGTTCTACGACTGGCTGATCTGGTAGCGGTCTTGCTCTGTAGTCTGTTGGTTTTTCTTCTGCCATATTATTTAATTCCTAACATTTTTTTAATGATGTCTGTAATTTCGTTAAAGTTATTTTTAGTTTCGTCTAATCCGTCTATCATGGTTCGAATTTCTGATAGCTTCATATTCCCGTATTCTCTATCGCCGATTTTACCCAGGGCTATAACCGCGTTCGGGTCGTTAATTACGACGGGCTGTTCTGGCACTGGTTGGGGTAATGGCGTTGGCTCTGGGGCTGGCTGTGGCTCTGGCTCTGGTAGAGGCTGTGGGCTGTAGACGCGCCTATCACGAATGCGGTCGTACATATCATTAGGCCAAGAAGTACCAGGGCAAGCGGTAGCCTGTTCGTCTTTATGTCCTCGAACCTGTGACCAATCTTTAAGAGTTGGTAGGCTTGGGGTTTCAGTTAAAAAGAACTTGCATAAATCATGGGCGCTTCTGATCTGTTCGTCACTCGGTAGGTGCTTGGTAAAGTCGCCGACCATTGTAATACCGATAAACTTTTCGTTCTTATTGAGTACGTGGGCGCGGGCTGTCGAAATATCACCGCAATAATGTACTATGCCGTCCTTCGTAATAACAAAATGATAGCCAATACCAGCCCACCCACGGGCTTTATGCAGTAAAGCTATGTCGTCGGGGGTTGCGTCGTGCTTGGTTACGGTGTGGTGAATTAAGATACCTGTTAGCTGTGACCAGGGACGTACCCATGACCAGTTAAAAGAATCGCCCCAGATACCTTGACGATAATCGTGCCACTTACCACGTTCAATTAGTGTTTTTGGGTAAAGCGGGGTATTAGCCATTATTCGCCCCCTTCGTCGCCATTTGGCGCGGGCTGTGCCATCGTCTTAGTGATATTGGCGGGTAAATTGTCGTCTTCATCTACTTGGTAGACGTCACGAATACGGTCTTGTTCTTGGGGGGTAAGGTTAGCCCAGTTCTTTAACTCGGTAACTTTCATACTTTAATAGTAATCTCATTTAGTGCGTTTGTCAAACACTATGAATTAATATTGTGTTCGGCGTCGCGTCGTTCTTTTGCCTTCTCTAGTATATGTATCTTTTCGTGCATATTTTTACTATGCTCGCTGTACTGTTGGTGATAGATTTTGTAGTCGATTACTGATTTACCCAGTAAGCCTAGCGCATGAGTAGAAATAAATAACAATATCGCGTATTGCAGTAAAACACCGTCAAACGGTAGCCACCTACCAAGTAACGCGAATACTGAAACGATAGCTACGATTACACTTAAAACCCCTTTTAATAACATTTGCTTGCGAAGCATGATTAGGCCGTTTTTTACTTTGGTCTGTTGGAACTGTAGGGGAATGACAAACGCCAGCGTAATAATTCCAGCTATTACATGGATACCCACGGCTAAGAAGTAGATTAAATATAAAACGTCTATATTATTCATTTTAGGCCACCTGTTACTAAGGCTATTCGTTCGGTTACATCGTCCACGATGTCTTTTAATTTTAGCGATTCTTGCTGGGCTTGCATAGTCTTTATATGTACCCTTTTAGCCTGATTTTGAATATTAAGCATATCTTTCGTAAATTCGTTTTTTCGGGCATGAACATACTCGGCGACTTCTTCGGTGCGTTGCGCCTGTTTTTTATCGTATAGTCCTAAGAATCTTTTTAACCATTTCATATTATTTATTACCGCCATTTTGTATTAGGCTTTGCAAGGCAGTAGCAAGCGCGTCTATTGACCTTTGTAACAAATTTAAGGCGTTCAGGCTATCGCGTGTAGTGCCTATCATTTCTCTGGTAGTACTAGTATAGCTACTTGTGTACGAGTTGGTATCTGCTATTCGTTTGTCTTGAAGGTCGGTTATCTGTTTGTCTTTTGCGTCAATTCTTTTTTGTTGCCAGACTACAACACCGATTAACATTAATATTACTATTCCTAGTAAACCTTGATTTTCAAAATAGGCAGTTATAGTTTCGAACATATTTAGGCTGTAAGCATACCCATCATTAGCCCTAGCCCTGGTCTGGAACTTAACAGACTTCTATCTAATTGGCTGTCGATAGTCGGGGTAGTTGTACCTGTAAAAGAAATTGCGTAATCAATATGTATTCTTCCAACACCACCAGAATTAGAATCCCTACCTGGCGTTCCACCAGCCGCGCTTATTCTAGTTGTATTAAGAACTCCTGATACACATTTTAATAATATCGAAGCGCCTGCACCGCCAGCCGAACTACCACCACCCTGAGGATTAGTAGCGCCATTACCACCGCGTCCGTCAATAAATCCAGTCGAAGCGTCAATAACTATTCTTTTTCCGAAAATAGCGCAAATACCCCCGCCCTGACCACCACCAGCACCAGAACCACTAGCACGACCACCACCGCCACCGCCACCGAAAAACATCGAAGTAAGTGCGGCGTTACCAACTGCTGAACCGCCGCCACCCGCTGAACCAGAACCATTACCGCCCGAAGTTCCATTACCGCCACCAGAACCAGAATTACCGCCCTGCTGTGCGCCACCAGCACCAGTACCACCGTTTCCCGAATCAGACCCCGACCATGAGCCAGGCGAACCCTCGGTAGACTCATTCCCATATGTACCCGTGTAACCCTCACCGTGACCAGCGCCAGAGTTGTCGTTAGAGTTTTTTCCGCCACGAAAACCAGCCCCCGTAGTTCCTTGTCCTGTTTGGTCGCCTAACTGGTTAGTACCACTCTCGCCCGCCACGTTAATAGTTCCATTTATATTAACAATACCTTTAGCGAAAAAGCCTAAGATACCGCCGACTGTTCCAGTCCATGTTTTAGCTTTATAGGTAACACCGCTATTAATCGTGACATTTCGATACTGTTTAAGTACTCGTACTTGTGCGCCACTAGCGTACGTATTCATTAATGGGCGTTCAAGCGTGATAGTACCAGCTACATAAGAAGCGATTTTATTTAACTCCCAGTTTCCCGCACCCGTTCCCCTGGTTTGGTGAATTAAAATTATCTGACCAGCGGCGAAAGACGCGTTAGTAGCTGAAAGTGAAGTAGCCGAAGCAGTACCAGTACAAGCAGAATCTATAGGTACTTCGGTTGTATTAGAACCGATGGTTAAATCACCATCTGAACCGTTACCGAATCCATATAGCCACTTATCCGTATCGTCGCTTCTGAATTGTCTAGGCATATTTTTTAAGTAATATTTGCGCTTTGACCAAGCGTAAACCCTTCGAATCGACCGTTACTTCTTGGAATTAGTAGGATTGCGTCTTTATAAGCCACTGTGGGGGTAAGTGCTGGCTCGCCGTCGTACCAGTCTACATCTAAATTAGACCAGTCTACATCGTACGAACCACTACCACCCTGCACGAACCTAAGAATAATAGGTACGTCTACAGTAAAGTTAATAATATCGTCTATTTCTAAATTACCCGTAAGGGTGATAATCTGGTCGTTAAACTCTCCCGCGTCGATAGTGACGTTTGCGCCATATGTCGTAGTTGTGGCGTTAATCATGTGGCGGGTTTTGAATTGTGCGCGGGCGTCTTCGATATGTGCGTCTTCTATGGCTGTTTCACCATTGGCGACGTTTACGTTAGCCAATCTTAAAAATGGGTTTGAACCACCTACGGCGGCTTGTATCGTCGAATCGCTAGGCGCTACTGGTGAGGCGGCGGCAGTTCCAGCTACTACCGCACTTTTAACTACGTCGTCGGCTGTCGCTGTTGGTGATTCTGCTAGATCAATATAAAGGACGATTGCGTCTTTTCTTGGATTACCAGCGGCATTACTTCCGATTGCGGCGTTAATTGCCGTTGTATTACGCACTGGGTACGCATTACCCGAACCCTTGATTACTCCGCGACCCGCACTAATATCGACCGACATATTAGCACCTGCACCGCGTTCGACTACTTTTAGATGGTCTTCGTCTGATAAATCGACTACACCACCAGCTTTAATTAAGTCGGTAAATGGTTGTAATACGCTGTCTTCTGGTAGTGCTGTCGCACCTGATCGTAGGGTATAAATTGCCATAATTATTTTTCCGTACTACTTTTAAGTTTAATCTGTTTCTTAGCTTGTGCGACTTCCTTTTCTATTCTCGCTTCTACTTCCTTAGCGTCTTTTTCTCTAAAAGCCTCTGCATATTTACGCATTAATGGCGCGGTGATTTCGTTTTGCAGGTAGGTAATTGGTTCGATCTTAAATTCTTCTTTAATAAGTGTGACTACTTCGTCTGGTATTTCTAGTGTGTAGGTTGCCATAGATTCATTATATACATTTTATCGACTTGTAGTAAACGTCATTAATGCAAGTCTATACTACTACCGTTAGCCCGTCCCCTAAATTTATGTGTCGTCATGTTGTACCAGATGTCCCCGTTTTGTGGGCTGGCTGGGTCGGTTGTGTATTTGGGTGGCGACAATCTACCCGCATTTGTAGGGAATACTAGAGTACGTAACCTTAAAAAAGCCGTTTCTAGGGCTTTTATGCGGTCGATTAATTTCTTAAATTCCTCGATAAATCTTAAAAAGTCGTTTGTCTGCATATTATTTAACTTTGTTTGATACTAACCCGATACTTTGGGGGGTAGCCATAGTAAAGGTTCGTTCTACCACCCGATACGTTTCGTCGTTAATTGCTAAGTCTGGGTAGTTTGCCCGAATAGTGTCACCTAAATTATAGTCGCTGTAAGCTATCGCGTCGTCGTAGTGGCTTAAACTGTCTAACTCCACTGGCGGGCTACTTCCTTCTGCTAATCTGGCGTCGCCTTTATCTTGAAGCGTGGCCGCCTCTGAAACGTCGCGGGCTTCTAGCTTTTCTTCGAGTGTGCCGAATGGGGTACGTAGTGCGGTACTGGCTGTTCTAGTTTCGAATTGTACGTCTTCGTTAAATCCTTCACCTACCGCATAGACTATATTCGCCATGTTAAGAATTAATTGTTTTTTGTACTTCCAGCTTGCGGCGGTTCGTTCATCGAAAGTAATCGTAGGTCGGTCTTGCCCTCTGGTTGGATAGTACACATTAAAAGCCTTGGTGTTGTCTATTTCGAAGTCGAAGCCGTCGGCTAAGTTGTTATTTGATAGCCGTACGATTGATTCGTACACGTTGTCGAATAAGTAGCGTCGGTCGCGGTTCTTACTTGCGGTAATACTACCCTCGGTGATTCCCCAGTCTGAATATGGGGCGTCGTCCAGTTGTGAATTATCTATTAAAGTCCAGGCAATCTCGCCCGCGTCGGTTGCGCTAAACACTTCTTCGACGCCAATACCTACTAATCGTTTCTTGAATAGACCGAAGAACCCCATAGCCTTAACTGATAGATTCTTTTCACCTACGCCACCTGGCGCGACTTCAAAGTCGGTAATTATTCCATAAAATATCTTCGCTCCGTTGCGGTTAATGTAGATTTCTCTAAGTGCCGATGTGAATATAGCCAGTACCGTAGTGCCGTTTCGTTCCGCCATTTTCTTTAGTTCTTCGAACGAAAAAGTAAAACTAGCCGTAGGCTCTAGGTTCAATTTCTCAGTAAAATTATACGATTTAGGTATTACTTCCCATATCGTGCCTGTCGCTGGGTCTTTAATGATTACTTCGTACGTTGCCATAATATTAAACGCCTAAAAATGCGTCGCGCCATCTGATAGTAGCGTTACCGCTGTCTGATGTGTCGGCGACTACTAACTTAATAGAATTATTACCTTGTGCGATTTCGAACCAGTCCCCGCTAAACTTGTCACGAATATTTACACCGCTTGCGGTATCGTCGGCGTAGTAGAGAACTGATCTATTTTCTACATCTACTTCGATACGTTCGTCTGTAGTAGTAAGGGTATAGTCTATGCTGAATGAATCGCCCGTAGTCTGATTACTTATAGTCGGGTCTTCGATAGCTCCATTAATAACAATAAATGGGAATGCGCCAGTATCGCCAGCGTTATTAATGGTGGTTTCAAGTGTGCCACCCGCTGACATATCGACGGGGATTTCTAGCGGTATTTCCATACCACCACCAGAGAAAATACTTAACTGCTCGCTGTGTAGTGTTTGTGAAAGTAGCCGAATGTCTGGGGCGTATAAATCTAGCTTGAACGTGCCGCCAGTTAAATTAACGTCTGGGAACTCCATTTTACGTACGTATACTTCCGCCTGTAGTTCTAAGTCGTCCATTGTTAAAAACTTTAGGGTAATTGGTGCAAGTACGCCACCTGGCCTATAAATTCTAGCCGCGTTTTCGAATGATCTGCGCCTAAGTCTGTAGGTGCTAACTAACCCACCACCGAATACCTTACCTTCTAGGGTGATTGCTCGACCGCCGTATAATTGATTTGGTACGAACGCGCCGTCAATATTTGGGCGTTCGAAGCTGGGTAGTCGAATACTTGGCATTTCTAGCCCTTGAATTTTGGGGCTTAAATATACCCCATTTGGGTTATTCTGGTAGTCGTGTATCTGGTAGCTATTTAAGTAGGCATTTTTCATATTAGTTAGTTCTTAAAACATACGCCAATTCTCTAAATGCGAAGTCCATATCGACCCCACTATTAATAATTTGCGTTACCTCGATTGGTCGCTCACCCCCGCCGTTTGGCGAATACGGCGTTACCCTTGAACCAGGGGGCAGGTATACATTTTCTGGGCCTTGCTCTCCGACCCGTGCCATACCACCGCTAAAACTATCCGTACCGTTGGCAAGGTTGGGGATTGTGTTAATTTTAGTGTATCCTGGCACATTACTACCGATTGAGTTAGCACCGCTAATCATGCCATTAATAACATTAATGATGTCGTTTACCCTTCTTTTTACTTCGTTCACGATTGCGCTAAGAATACCGAATACCACCGTTTTAACTCCGTTCCAGACGTCACCCCATGTTAGCCCCATTTTCTCTAGCGCTACAGTCATTAAATCGAAGACGTTTTTAATCGGTAGCCAGAAGGTATTACGCAAGTAAGTAACGAATGCACCTAGTAGCGGTTTAATTAAGAAGTTCCAGACGTTTTGAAATATTTGCCATAGTGTCATTAGTACCGAACCTATCCAGTTAAATACATTGGTTAAGGTCGGCAGTACGTAGGTATTAAACCAATCGACTACGCCTAGCACGATGTCGCGAATGCCTAAAAAGTTATTCGTCCAGATCAGGTAGAGGGCGGCGACGGCCGCACCAATTAATACGAACGGTGCTAAAAATGCAATCATGCCAGTAACCGCCGCCCAGATAGCGGGTACTACTACTGTAGCCAAGGCAATACCCATAGGAATAAGCGCACCAATGGTAAAGGCGATAAACGGTTCTTTATTTTCTACAATGAATGTACCTATTTTTTGAAGTCCTTCGGTAAACTTTTCAATCGCCCCGCTGTCGAGTAGGAAGCCGTACAGTTGCGCCATGACAACATTTAAGCCGTTACCTATGGTTTCTTTTAACTTTGTCATTTCAATATCTAACTGCGCCTGTTTGTCGATCAATGTGCCAGTAAATCGCTCGGCGCTTCCCATAGTTAAGTTAGTTAAGTCCATCATTCCTTTTAATTTTGCCATGTCCTCGGTGATGTCGCCCGCCGCTACGCCTTCTTTTAACAATGCTTCCTCACCTTTTTTAATGATGTCGCTAAAGTTTTCAGACACACCAGATAGATTACCCAGTGCCGAATTATTAGTAGCATAGGCGAACGATAGGTTTTGTACGGCTTGACCGAGTGAGATAGAAGAAGACTTACCCGTTATGGCTTCGTTTGTAAAACGTCGCATTAGTTCGCCCGCGGTATCTAGGTCTAACCCTGATTTAAGCAGGTTTTGCAGGCCTTCGGCGGCCGCACCAGTACCGATACGAAGTTCTTCGCCCAATGCCTTAGCTGATTCCTGGGCTTTTGCCCCAGATTCACCGAACCGAGGCGCGATAATATCTAGCGTCGTCATGGCTTTAGCTAAGTCATTAGCGGCCTGGGAAGATTCACCTAAAAACTGTTTGAGGTTGCCGACCATTTGCGAACCAAGATTAGCTAGTCCCATGCCTGCGGCAATCGTACCTATTTTTTGCATTGTACCGCCGAAGCCTGTTAGTTGCTTTTCGGTGTCCTGCAATCCCTTGCCGCTTGATTTGGTAATGATGTCTAGCTGAACTGGTTCTAATTTTGCCATATTATTTTTTTCGCCCACTTGCCGACTGCTTCTGTTTCTGTTTGGCGCGTCGGTAGGATTCTTTAATATCTGTTTCTATACCAAGTATTTGCATATCTCTAACCATAACATTATACGGCGTAAAGAATGCTTGCCAGTAGTCCAAGTTAAAAACTTGTCTATACCTTAATATTAACAGTTCGTGGGGTGGTTGGGGAAGCGTTACGCTGTCGGGATTGTCTGCGTGTTCTTTTATTGCTTCGGCAAGGAAGTAGTCGCTAAACTTTTTTTTTGAGCGTTGCCGATTCCAGCAAGTTCGTTATAGGCGTCTACGTTACTTAAAATGAAGGTGAGGTCTTTTTGTGAAAGTCGGCGAACATTGTCTAGCGTTATGTCTTCTTTAGTACCGTCTTCTTTTTGGAAGTTCCAGTCTTTAATAATGTTCACAATTCCAGTAATCATAGCTAACCCGCGCTGTTCACCAGCGTTAGCCATCTGCTCTACGTCGCCAGATAAAGCCTCTACGTACACTTCTACCCATGCTGGGTCTTCTTTTGTCGATGAGGGTAAATCTAATTTCTTAGTAGTTCTTCGGGTTGTGTCTATGAGTTTCGGCATATCCTTATACTAATAAACATTACCCACCGTGTCAATATGGTAAGCACCTATTTACTAATCAGTAGTGTACAACCACTCCCCTACCCCACCACTATACCCCCTCTTTTTGCGTTTTTAGCCTGGACACTAAAAAATTTTCTTGGTGGGGGAGAGTAGGGGATAGGTGCGGGAATAATGCGTTAATTACCGAATATATACCGAATGTTCGTTAGATTGAAGATACGCTGTTTAATACCTTAACGTCGAAGCTCTGGGCGTCTGATGTGTCGTATTGTGGCTTCATTGGGCCTTCTGCATAGACAACCTCGCCAGTGTTAAGCTCTACTGGGTTTTCGGTAAATTTCAGGTTATTAAGGGTAAC